GAAGTTGCTGATCCTTATAAGCCTATGTTTGAGAAGGCTACTGATTGGGAGTATGGAACGGTAATAGCTAGGAATGGTGAAACACTAAAACTTATTAAAGGTGCTAGTGTCGATACTTTAGCTAAGATCAATCCAAGTAACACACCAATTGTACTTAGTTCCGTGAATAAGAAACAGTCCATTGCATATACTGTTAAGCCTAAGATTTTTGAAACATATAAATGGGCATTAGAGAATAACCAGGAATGTTTTGAACATAACAGTGTTGATACAATAACTAAGGAACGTAAGCTTGCTAAAGAAGCTGAAGCTTATCAAGTGTTGAATGCTACCGAGCCTTTTGTCGGTAAAGTATTCTATCAACAATATACTTGTGATAGTCGTGGTAGATTTTATCCGCTATCTGCTTATTTGAATGAGATTAATTCAGATAATGCAAAAGGTATGTTAACATTTGCTGAGGGTAAACCATTAGGTGATAGTGGTTTAGATGAGTTGTATCATCATATAGCAAATATGTTTGGTGAAGATAAGTTAACTCATGAAGGTAAAGTTAAATTTGTAGAAAATAAATACTACGAATTTGTATCAATGGGTAAAGACCCTCAAGCCAATAAGGGCTGGATGGTTGCTGAAGAGCCTATACAGCTGTTATCAGCAGTTATTGAGTTAGCTGAGTTAGATGCTCACTTTGTTGCAGGTGGTAAGACTGAAGATTTTATTAGTCATACTATTTGTTATAGAGATGGTTCTAATAATGGTTTGCAGTGGTTATTTAGTTTAGCTAAAGATGATAAGAATGCTCATCTAGTTAATATTAAACCTACTACTGATGGTAAACCAGGCGATATGTACACTCATGTAGCTACAAGAGTTAGAGATAAGTTAATAGATGACGCTTCTGATGCTACTGAACTTGCCATGCAATACTATGATCTATATTTTAAAACAATAGAACGTTTAAGAAATAGATTCAGAAGGGCTGAGTTAAATAATGACCCTAGAGTTGAGTATAAGAAGAAGGTTGTTAAGTGGTATCAACGTAAGTACAAAGCTGAACTTAAATTGACTGATAATATTTATTGGGCAAAAGCTAAGTTCACAATAAAAGAATGGCGTAAGGTTGTTAAACGTAATGTAATGACTTACGGTTATTCTGCGACTAAGCAAGGAATGGGTGCTCAAATAATAGAAGATACTAAAGATATTGATAATGTGTATCTTAGTAATAAACAACATAGTGCTGCAAGACTATTAGGTGCTACGGTGTTTGACACTATTGAGAGTGAGTTCCCTGAAGTGAGTAATGTAATGAAAATGTTTAAAGATAATTGTGAGGATTATATGAATAAGACTGGTAAGCAATATTCTCATAATACTTTAATCAGTAATTTTCCATTTACTCAAAACTACATTAAACATAAAACTGTTAAGGTTACAGTTAAGGATGGTTTGTATGTACAAGGTGATGATAAAAAATATGTTTGGTTAAATGAGGTAGGTTTTAGAATTAAATCAGATCTTCCTTTAATTAATATTGCTAAAGCTAAAGCCGCTATTAGTCCAAACACAATTCATAACCTTGATAGTTTACATTTAATGTTAGTTATTGATGAATGTGATTTTGATATAGTTACGGCTCACGATTCATATGGTGCTCATGCATCAGATGTTAAAGAAATGCAAAAAGTAATTAGAGAGAAGTTTAAGTTAATAATTGACTCTGATCCGCTTCAGCATGTGTTAAATGAAACTGGTAATCTAGTGCCAAAAATAAAGCAAGGACAATTAGATAGTTCAGAAATCTTAAGATCTGAATATGCCTTTGCATAACCTATAGGAGTAAGTATGTTTGATGGAATGTTATATAAGATGTTAGAGTGGTGTAATAAGACCGAAGATAAAATTAAGCTTAAATGTGTCCTCTACCGAGAGGGCATAATCGGCTTTGTCTTAGGATTTGTTGCTACTATTTTAATTCAATTGATATTTTAGTATGTCAGTTAATTTCACAATAAACCTTAGAGATGATAATGTCGAAAAGGCTATTAAGAAAATGAAGACTAAAATGTCTAAATTAGGTATCACAAAAGATCTTAGAGAGAATATGTTTTATGAAAAGCCTTCTGATAAGAAGGTTAGAGTTCGTAAAGATAATATCATTAACTCTAAGAAGAATAAGAGAATGAGAGAAAGAGATCTATAAATAATCTTGTAATGGGCGGTAATTCTATGTGTCTTATCGCCTATTTAAGAAGTGACCTCTCTCAGACCACAGTGCGAATTATGTGGTATTTAAATTAACAATAGGAGATCATTATGCCGTCTGGAGGCTATAGACCTGGTGCTGGCCGAAAGCCAATGCCCAAAGACCCTGCTTCAGGGCCTGAGAACTCAGTGGCAAAAATGAAGCGATTAAAGATAGATCCTATTGATATTTTAAATAAAGAATTAAAAGCCCTGGAAGGTAAAGAAGATTCTAGGTCACAAAATTTACGAGTTAGAATAGCCGAGAAACTTTTAGAGTACGGCTACTCAAAGCAACCAGTTAGTTTACACAATTCAGGATTGGCAAATGTGCCTGTACTTACAATCGTAAGCAAACAAGAGCCTGAGATTAAACAAGCTAATGTGGTTGAACATGAAATTCAAAGCGAGGTTGACGATGAAAAAGAATCTGCGGAAACTAACTGAACAAGTTTATAATGTGTATGTCACTTTCTACACAGACGGTACGAGGTATATCGGATTCACCAGCAAAACTGGAGAAGCTTTGAAAGCTTATTTTGGCAGTAATACTGCTAAAGATAAGTTGGTTGATCATAAAGAAATTATTTTTACTTCTAAAAGTAAAAGTACTGCAAAACTCTTCGAGTTGTTACTACAATTATCCATTATGGATTCCCTTGAGAAAGTGAACGTTGCAACAATATTTCAAGGAATTAGTCTTCCAAAGAGAGATCGACCTGTATATTTAAATGATATGTTAAATATCAGAATAAGAGCAAGCTATTTAAAAGGCTTGCCAAAATTTAAAATAGTATTTGAAAATGATGAATTTAATAATATTAAATGATGGGTTATATAATTTAGTTCCTGTTACACAACAGATGCTAGAAGGTATAGCCCTTATCACTGAAGTTAATTTTTATGAACTTTGTGATTTATTAAGAACTAAGTTAACCACTTATCACACTAAAATAAATGTGCACTCTATGAATAATGGGAGTGGACAATGGTTTGGGTGTATTGGTAAATAAAGGAAAAAATGGATATTAACAAATTAAGAGAACAATTAAAAATTGATGAAGGTGTTAAGTACGAAGTCTATGATGACCATTTAGGTTATAAGACATTTGGTATTGGACATTTAGTAAAGACTACTGATGAAGAATATGGTGCTCCAGTTGGAACGCCTGTTTCTGAAAAAAGAGTTAATAGTGTATTCGATAAAGATGTTGAAACATATATTGATGAGTCTAAAAAGGTATTTGGTAATTTAGAAGACATGCCACAAGAAGCACAACAAGTAATTGTTAATATGTGTTTTAATATGGGTGCTCCAAGATTATCACAATTTAAGAAATTTATAAAAGCAATTCATGATGAAGACTGGAAAACAGCTTCTGTTGAAATGTTAGATTCTAGATGGGCTAGTCAAGTTGGTATAAGAGCCAATAGATTATCAGATAGAATAAAGGCTATTAATTGAAACACTAAACATTGGGAACATAATAATTTGTTTGCCGATTATTACATTAAATATTTTAAATAAATTATTATAATAAAGGTAAACATGAATGAGAATTACGAATTAAGCTTATTTCCTTTTCAACAGGAAGTATTTGATCATCCAGCACGATTTAAGATTGTTGCTGCAGGTCGTAGAACAGGTAAAAGTTTTTTAGCTTGTGTTATGGCATATTCTCATTGTTTACAACATAGAAACCAACGGGCTATTTTAATAGGCCCCACTGTTTCAATGATTAGAGAATCTATGTGGACTACACTTAAAAATATTGTGCATAGATCTCATTTAGAAGGTTTACCAAGAGAGATGGATCTTGAATTAAGATTCATTAACGGATCTAGATTATCTTTAAAAGGATTTGATAGACCTGATGGTTTAAGAGGTATTTCACCTTCTCCAAGTTTTATAGTACTCGATGAATTCGCTTATATAAAGCAGCATGCATTTACTGAGGTAGTATTGCCTATGGCTACAGATCCTCAAAGAAGGGCTAAGATAGTTATCATCTCAACACCAAAAGGTGTCCAGGGTGATTTTTATGAGTTATTTAATAAAGGACAAGAAGATAGTAAAGGAGTCTGGAAGTCTTGGCAATTTACAGCTGAGAATGTTAGACCAGATAT